CCTATATGGTATTAAAAGTAGGGTAACTATCCCTTTAACTATTTCTTCTAATACCAACAATTACGACGTTTTTACAAACCGTGGACCAACTTACGTTGCTGGTTCATCTGATCTTACTGTAACAATTAACTCTGGCGTTGTAGTTGGTAGTACCTCAACAAGTTCGCCCGCAATTACGGTACCAGCAAGTTTTACTACAGGCGATGCTATTACCATAATTAATAACGGGGTTATCCTTGGTAGAGGTGGTAATGGTGGTGCTGGTGCATCTGGCACGTCTATCCCAGCAACCGCAACCCCAGCACCAACTGCACCAAGCGGCGGCCCTGCATTTCGCGCGCTGTTTCCAACAACAGTGAATAACGCTTCAGGGACAATAGCTGGTGGCGGCGGTGGTGGTGGCGGGGGTCAATCTCGTGCTGCTGCTAATAGACCTGCTTTTGCAGTTGGAGGCGGCGGCGGGGGCGGCGGTATTGGTGTTTCGTCTGGCGGTGCAGGTGGAACCGGTACGGCTCCCGGAGGTACAGGCACAGGTGGTACAAATGTAGCAGCTGGACCGGGCGCTGCCGGTGGGTCGGTTGCGTTCCCCTCAAACGGTGGTACAGGCGGGACAGGTGGTGGATACGGATCATCAGGCGCACCCGGTGGGGTTGGTGGCGGTTTTGCTGCGGTCACAGGTAGCCCCGGACCCGGAGGTGCGGCAGGTGCAGCCGTCATAGGAAATTCTTTTATTACTTGGACAGCGTTCGGCAATAGATTTGGTGGTATTACTTAATACAAGAGGAAAACATGAATTACAGAATTACGCGCTTCATTGAAGATACGGCTCAAGTAGAGGTAGTCTACAATAATCTCCCTCCATCTATGATTGATTTGCCAGTAGATGAAAATGGAAATGTTCCATTTGGTGATGCTTTAGATAACTACATAAAAAGCACTTTACCAACATGGCATTTTGATAGGCTGGCAAAACTAGCAAACGGAGTTGCAAACGCTGCGATGATTCGTCCCCTTGTTCAACCGTTGCCCAAATCAACAACTGATAACGCTGCTATTGCTCGTGAGCTAAGAAACAAACTTCTTGCAGAAACTGATTTTATGATGTTGCCCGATGCGGTAATTACAGAGCAAGAAAAAGAAGCTGTAATTGTGTATCGAGACGCTTTGCGTAAATTACCAGAAAGCGCAGGGTTTCCAGATTCAATAATGTGGCCACTTTCTCCGTTTGAAGAGCCAAGATAAATATGGCTGCGGAGGATTGCTTATCAAAAATTATTCGTAGAACGGGTGGTATTACCCTTATGGCAGAGATAGGCGTACTTCGAGCGCAAAATGCTATTGCACTGGCTAAAGAATTTTCAGACTTGAGTATAATAGCAATAGATTCTTACGAAGCATATAGCGATGAATTGCATAGATATTGGGTGTCTAAACAAGCATCATTATTGAATAAGCATTATGCAATTCAAGCTATAAAGAGTAGTGGTTGTTCTGACAGAATAACGCTTCTTACGATTGACTCTAATAAAGCGTTAGAGCAAATAGAAAACGAAACTCTTGATCTTGTATTCATTGATAAAAACTTGAATCATGATGAACATGTTAATGACGTAGAACAATGGTATAGAAAAGTGCGTTCTGGTGGAATACTTGCTGGTCACGATGCTTATACGCCAGCTGTAATAAACGCAACCAAAGTTGGCTTGAACAAAGTGGGACAAGTTAATAATCCAGAAATAGTAGACGGTGAAGTCTGGTTCGTTATTAAGGATTAATTACATGCTATACAAAATACCACCTAAAGAGCCGTTTGAAAAAGCACCTTGCGCTTATTGGGATAATTTCCTTACACCGGATGATATTAATCTTTTGCTTGCCCAGCCTGAGTGGTGTAAATTATCTGAAGCGCAGGTTGGCGATAGCGTGCTACATGTTAATAGTGAAGTGCGACGATCAAATATAGCGTGGTTATATCCAAAACCAGAAATCCAAATAGTTGTTGAGAAGTTTGCTAATGCGGCAAGCGAGGTGAATAACAGGTACTTTGGATTTGATCTAGACGGTGTTTATGAGCCGTTTCAATTGGGAGTTTACGACGCAGCTGTTGAGGGTCATTATAATTGGCATATTGATAGCATCAAAACAATAGCTCCTCGAAAACTATCTATGGTCGTCTTGCTGTCGGACCCGTCTGAGTTTAGTGGTGGAGAGTTACAAGTTAAAACCGACTCCGACCAAGCAGTAGACCTTGAAATGATAAAGGGCAGAGCGTGGTTTTTTCCGTCTTATACATTGCATCGTGTTACTCCAGTTACTCGTGGAATTCGTAGATCGCTTGTTTCTTGGATTAGCGGGAAGCCGTTTAGGTAGGTAATGTATGTTATTTTCTAAAAAGAACAAACTTGAATTTGTAAATTCGGTTCGTGGCGTTGCTACTTTAATGCCCATTATTCCTGCTTGCGAATTAAAGCGTGACTGGGTAAAAGCAATGGCGAACGACTACGCCACAACAAGAAAAGATCAATCTTGGAACACCCAACGCAATGTGCATATTGCAAAATGTCCGGGCATCTATTCCATTTTGAGGCATGGGTTTATTTTACGTGCGTGGCAAGACATAACAATCACAACTAATGGTGATGGTGATTCATTTAAATGGGCATCAGCTACTAATTTAATGCCAAATGCGGTTGACTTTCATGATAGCGAAGCGTTCTCAAAATACTTTAAAAATTGGGATGACCACACACTTCGTACCTTAATTAAAATGAATACAGGCTGGTGGGTCAAAGTGCCGAACGGATATTATCTACTTGAGATACCTGTAGCGTATTCTAACGAAAATAGGTTTACACCTTGTACTGGGTATCTTACTAGCGAGACTGGTGTTGCGCATCTCTCTCCTTCACTTCTATGGCATGTGAGTAACGGTACGACATTGATTACAGCAGGTACCGCGTTGGCGCAGTATGTTCTAGTTCCAAAAGTTCAAGCTGAAATGTTTTGTCGTGATATGAAAGATGATGATGAATATCATTTATCTGAATTATATGATTCAACAAGATTTGTAAAAAATTATGCTGAAGCTAAAAAGTTTTTTAAAAAATTGCGGGGCAGCTAGGTAATATGCCGCTTAGATAAGAAAGATGAATCATGGATACGTTTGATCTTTTAGTAAAAGGCTGGCCTATTCTATTAGCGTTAATTACGCTGATTATTGTGCTGTCTAAGCTAGACCTGCGTGTTGCAGTGTTGGAAGAAAAAGTTAAGGCGCTATTTGAATTGTTAAACAGGAGGGATAGGCAATGATTCCACTACTCGTACCAATCCTAACCCAGCTCGCCGGTGCCGGTATGCAGAAAGTCGTTGACGCTGTATTAGATAAAGGCGTTGATGTTGTTGAAGAGAAGCTCGGTATTACTTTGACACCCGACGCTAACGGCAAACTGTCAGACGAAAAGATTGCGTCACTAAAAGAAGCCGCAATGAAGCACGAAGAGTTTATGTTTGAGCAGGAAGTCAAAGACCGTAGCAGCGCTCGTCAACGTGAAGTGGATATTGCCTCTAATCAAAACGTACCGCTGATCAATAAGATCATTACTCCAGCGTTAGCTATATTCGTAGTACTTGCTTCGTTTATTCTGTTTGGTATTTTGATCTTTGTAGATGTGCGTCCTGAAGCTAAAGACATTCTGATCTACATACTGGGGGTGCTGTCTGCGGCGGTAACTCAGATTCTTTCATACTACTTTGGCTCATCCCAAGGCAGCAAGGATAAGTCAGAACTAATGGCACTTAAAAAATGAACTTATCACCAAACTTCACACTAGAAGAAATGACCGCTAGTGAAACAGCGGAACGGCATGGTATTGACAACACGCCTGATAATGATGTACTGATGAACCTGCGTCGGTTGGCGTTGTTCTTGGAAGAGGTGCGCACTGCCGTAGGGATGCCATTACGGATAAATTCCGCGTTCCGCAGCGTAGAGGCAAACCGCCTTGTGGGCGGAAAATCAACCAGCCAACATTGCCGTGGGGTTGCAGCAGACCTTAAAGTAAAGGGCATGACCCCTGACCAAGTTGTCAGAGCAATAATAAAAGCTGGGCTACCTTACGACCAAGTAATACGCGAATTTGATAGCTGGACACATGTTAGTATTTCTAATACAAAAGATGAAAAGCCCCGTAAAATGGCGCTAATTATTGACAAAAATGGGGCAAGACCATTCCCTAAAACTGAGGTTTAAATATGGCGTTACAAAAACTTTCATTTCGTCCGGGAATAAATAGAGAAGGTACTACGCTTGCCAATGAAGGCGGCTGGTATGACGGCGATAAGATTCGTTTTCGTTCTGGTTATCCTGAAAAGATTGGTGGCTGGGCGCTTATATCCGCTGCTACTTTCTTAGGAACATGCCGTTCTTTGTGGAATTGGATTACTCTGCAAGGATTTAACCTAATGGGTGTAGGTACTGAACTTAAATTTTATATTGAGTTTGGTGGTACTTATTACGATATTACACCTATCCGTAGGACAGTAACATTAAACGACCCGTTTGCCACTACAAACACTTTACCTATCGTCACAGTAACTGACGTTAATCACGGCGCTATTACAGGCGACTTTGTAATCTTCTCCGGTGCCGCTACTGTAGCTGGCTTAAACCTAAACAATGAGTACCAGATTACGTACGTTGATTCTAATACCTACACAATTACTGCTTCGGCAAATGCGAATGCTACTGTAGCTGCTGGTGGTGGCGCTTCTGTTGTAGCAAATTACCAAATAAATAATGGTACTAATGTAGGCACATTGCAGGTTGGTTGGGGCGCAGGTCTTTGGGGCGGTGTAATTACAGGCGCACAGTTAACCCAATTAAATGGCGCTATTAATAATTCTGTAACTACAGTCATAGTGGATTCAACTACAGGTTTCCCTGCATCCGGCACTATTGCTATTGACTCAGAATTAATTACTTACACAAGTAAAACAGGCACTCAATTTAACGGGTGTGTACGTGGGGCATTAGGTACAACCGCTGCCTCTCATTTAGATAATGCTCTGACTTACAATGCTAGTGGATACAATGGTTGGGGTCAGTCTATATCTCAGACATCTAGCAATCAATTACGTCTATGGAGTCAAAGTAACTTTGGACAGGACTTGTTGTTTGCTCCTATGCAAGGTGCGTTGTATTACTGGAGTCCCGGTACTGGCACTAGCCCTGACATCACTACACGAGCAGTGTTAGTATCAGGTACGGACGTACCATCTATAACGAATGAGATTTTAGTATCAGATTCTTCTCGTATTGTTATTTGCTTTGGCTGTAATGATTACGGTGCATATGGCACAACACCGCAAGACCCTATGTTAATTCGTTGGTCTGCACAAGAGAGTTATACAAACTGGACACCAGCAATAACAAACCAAGCAGGTAGTTACCGACTGTCTCACGGTTCTAAAATTATTGGTGTATTACAAACACGTCAAGAAATATTAGTTTGGACTGATGCTGCTATTTACGCTATGCAGTATTTGGGTCCACCTCTTGTATGGGGCTTTACTTTATTAGCTGACAATATTTCTATAGCATCTTCAAACGCTATGGCAACCGCCGCTGGTGTTGTTTACTGGATGGGCGTAGATAAATTCTATGTGTACTCAGGTCGTGTAGAGACATTACCTTCTTCATTACGTACTTATGTTTTTGAAGATATAAACCGTGATCAGTTTTCTCAGATTTTCTCTGGCACTAACGAAGGCTACAGCGAGGTATGGTGGTTCTACTGTTCTGCTAATTCTAATGTTATAGACCGCTACGTCATATTTAATTACCTTGATCGTGTATGGTACTACGGCACTTTGGGTAGAACTGCTTGGATAGATTCGCCTTTACGTGATTTTCCTACTGCGGCAACTTTAGATAATCAGCTTGTCTATCACGAAGCGGCGGTTGATGATGGCACGACTAATCCGCCAAGCGCAATAAATGCTTATGTACAGTCGTCTGACTTTGATATTGGTGATGGACATAACTATGGGTTCGTGTGGAGAATGATTCCTGATATTACGTTCGATGGATCGACTACGCCTTCTCCTTTATTCCCGCAAGTAACTATGACGATGCGCCCAAGACAGAATCCGGGTTCACCTTATGGCACTGCGCCATCGCCGACTGTAACAACACCACAAAGTTATAGTTCACAAAACGTATATAACGTGCAAGAGTTTACCGAGATTATTTATACCCGCATACGTGGTAGACAGATGGCGTTTAAGATTGAGTCTAATACTGTAGGTACACAGTGGCAGCTAGGTGTTCCACGTATGGATGTACGTCCTGATGGAAGAAGATAATGAGTACAGGAACTACAAGAGCGCCGTCATTACCATTTGCCCCTGTTGAGTACGATAGGCAGTATCAAGATACTCTTAACAATATATTACGACAGTACTTTTCTCAGATTGATAACGCGGGTCCGTCAGCAGCTTCAACGCTAAGACCTGATACAGCCACAGTTGTAGCAGCGTTAAACTTTAGTGAAGTAGACCAAGCAACGGGGTTAAGACGGATTAGCTGCCCAACACAGGTGGAGTACGCTGCGGGTAAGTTAAGAACTGGGGATATTTACTACGATACGTCTACGTACGTGCTTAAAATTACGCCTTAAAAGCATTAATAATGTTAAACTTTGACAAATTTCTCAGATTGAGGTAGCGATGAGCCTCCACGCACTAGCCAACCACTTGCAAGAAGCCGGACGCGGACAAGATAAAGTCCTAGTTCACATGACCCCTAAAGAAGTTAGTGGCCTTCAGTCACTTGCTATGGCACATGGCGGCTCCTTAACTGTTAACCCACAGACTGGCCTTCCAGAGGCGGGATTCTTATCGTCAATACTCCCAATGATTGCGGGCTTTGCGCTTAATGCATTTCTACCCGGTGTTGGAACAGCTGTTGGTAGTGCGCTTGGCGGGTTAAGTGGCGCAGCGGGTACTGGTATTCTAGTCGGTGGTGTTACTGGCTTAGCAAAAGGAAGTTTAAAAGACGGTATTATGGCTGGCTTGGGTGCTTACGGCGGTGCGGGCTTGAGCGAAGGTTTAATGACTGCTGGCGCTCCTGCTAATGTAACTCCATCTGTATCAGATCCAACTTTAGGCGGGTTCTCACAAAATCCAGCTTTAGCTAATGTTGGTACAGGGTCAACTACAACATTGGGTAGCGACACATTTGCAAATGTTGCAAAAGAAGCTGGAGTCCCAACAGTAACAAACGCAGGTGGGTACTCTGGTATGCCCGCGTATAACAATCAAAGCATAATGTTCCAAAATGTGCCTTCTTCGTTTACGCCGACTCCAATATCTCCTACTGCTGTTACACCAAGCGTTCAAACACCAGTATTTGATATTTCTAAATATGCCCCATCAAATAATGCAGGGTTTACTAATTTAGGTGAAGCATCTCGACTAACACCCGGATCTTTAGTCAATGCTACGCCAAATGTTCCTATTACAAATAACGTAGTTGATTTGTCAAAACAAGGTATATCTGACCTTGCTTCTCAAACTCGCCCGGTTAACATGAATATGTCTGTTCCCGGAGGAGGGCAAGCGACAAGATTGGTTGAAGGCCCAATGTCTGTTCCAAGATCCCCTCTTTTAGAAAAGCCTGTTGATACTAGTACAGCTTTGGGTAGAGGTTTTGATCGTGCAACTAGTAGCTTTGAAGGCGCTAAAGAAGTATGGAACGCAACCCCTAAAGGTACTGGACTTGGCTTAGCCGCAACCGGTATGAGCATAATGCAGTCGCAACAAGAAGAAGAAGCTGCCGCTGCCCAAGCCGCTGCCGACGCCGCCGCCGCTGAACGTCGTGGTTACATGCGCCCTTATGAATTCTCAACAGCTTTATCAGAAAACGCTTTTGCGCCTAGAGCTTCAACGTCGGAAACTAGGTATTTCGTAGAACCAAGATTCACAGCCGGACCAGTTACAAAAGTAGCTAAAGATGGCGGCTTGATGTCATTGGCAGTGGGCGGTCCAGTAGAAGAGATGTCTGCTCAAAATGCTATAAGCGGCAACATGATGTACCCACAGGCACAACTTCAAACTGACATGTACTCAAACCCTATGGTGCAGCGTCCAATGCCTAATAATGTAATCTCGTCTGGCATTGATACCCCTGTTGGTATGTACACTGGCGAACAAAGAATGGCGGAGGGTGGATCTACCAACAC